TCTCTACTAAGATGGAAGGTGACTTCGATACTGGTAACATGAGATACAAAGCTAGAGAAAGATACTCATTTGGTGTATCTGACCCTAGAGGTATCTTCGGTGTTGAAGGTGCTTAATACTTTCGAGTGTTAATTATTTTGAAGGGGCCCTTGATGGGCCCCTTCTTTTTTGATAGAAAGAAAGACTTATGAAAAAGAAATATTTAATAAAAATCTTCACAAAATACGTTCAAACCAAATTTGAAATTGAAAGTGATAAAGACATAAATAATGCTGATGAGTTAAATCCTCATATCATTGACTTTCTAGGAAAATCTGATATAGATTGGGAACAAAATGATTTGCAGTACAATAGTACTGAAAATGATTTTTATATAACCTATGAGGAGGTTTATAATGGCTCAGGACAACATGGTACTGTTCGCCAAGAAACTCAAACTCGAATCTAAATGGAACGAGTTGTTTCTTGAAAACAAGGGACAAATTACCGCTGAAATGTCTGTTATTGGTGATGAGATTAAAACAGTAATTAGATCAATCATCAGGCAACAAGAAGAGCAAGTCCACAGCAATCCTAGAGATGGTGAAATCCATCTTTATGCTGGTTAATTAGGACTTACATCGTTAAAAAAGACCTTTTTGCTGTAGGGATTTCTTGCACTCTTTAATAATTTAATATATAAATTTCATACTATACGAATTAAATCAGAACATAGACGTGTATAGTCGACGGCCTAGAGACTATGTTCGATAACTAGGAGGATATAATTATGGCAAATACTACATTTTCAGGACCGGTCAGATCAGAAGGTGGCTTTCAAATGGCTACTAAAAACTCTGTTACTGGTGCTGTAACAACAAGAATGAGTTCAGCTATGCCTGACCTAACAGGTTTGGTTTTAGCTGATACAGCAACAGGTGCAAATATTTCTATCGCTGATGGAATTATTGCAGTTGTAGACTACACTGGTGCAGCAGCGTGTGCTGTAGCATTACCAGCAGCAACTAGAGGTGCAATTGCAGTTTACGTTCAAGCTAAAGATACAGCTGGCGGAACTAATACTTTAACTTTTAATGCAGCAGGTACTGACGTTTGGGCAACTGGTTCTTTAATTGAATCAAGAGCAGCAAATGAAGTAACTTTTGATACTTCAGCAGCAGGTGAAACACAATTAGTTTTCACTCCAGCTAACGCAGCTACTAATCTTTTAACAACAGGAAGCAAAATTGCTTTTATGTGTTTTGAAGATGGCGTATGGCACATTGCAACTGAATTCACTGGTGCAGCAGCAGCTGTTACTGGTGCGTTTGCATTTGCAGCGTAATAAATAATTAATGGAGCACCTTCGGGTGCTCCTAATTAAGGAGAAAAAATTATGAGTATGAAATCAGATGTAAAACCAATTGTATTAAGTGCAAATGGTGTTGCGTTTACTGGTAGAACTAGATTAAGAGGTTATGCTTTACAATCTAATACTACAACTGGAGGAACAGCAGGAACTGCTACTATCAATACTTTAACAAATCCTACAACTGTTAGTTCAGCAACAGATTCAGGAGTATATATTCCTTTAACTGTACCACCTGGACAAACAGAAACTTTAAACATTCCAGAAGATGGAGTTTTATATGTTGATGGTGTAGGTGCAACTTCAGTAACTAACGCAAGTTTAATTTTGTTTATAGATAAGTAGGAGGCTAAATGGCTACCTCTGGAACAACATCATTCGATTTAGAAATCGATGACATTATAGAAGAAGCTTTAGAGAGAGCTGGCGTAGGTGGAACAAGAACTGGTTATCACTTAAGAAGCGCTAGACGATCTTTAAATATTTTATTTTCTGAATGGGGAAACAGAGGTGTACATTTATGGAAAGTTAAACAAGCAACTATTCCACTAGTATTAGGTCAAGCAGAATATAATTATGCAAATGACAATGCAAATTTTCCAACAGATATTAATGATGTATTAGAAGCATATATCAGAAACAACACTACTCCAACTGCGCCGGTTGATACTTCTTTAACAAAAATAGACAGATCAACTTATGCAGCACTACCTAATAAGCTAGCTCAAGGAACACCTTCACAATATTATGTACAAAGAACTGTAAATCCAAGTGTATTTTTATACATCACACCTGGATCAAGTTTTTCTGGAGCAAATTATCAATTAAAATTTTATTATCTTGCAAGAATAGAAGATGCTGGTGCATATACAAACACAGCAGATGTAGCATATAGATTTATACCTTGTATGACTTCTGGTCTTGCATATTATTTATCAATCAAACATTCTCCTGAAAGAACAGAAGGATTAAGATTGTTATACGAAGATGAATTAAAAAGAGCATTAGATGAAGATGGACAAAGAACATCTTTATATATTTCACCACAAACATTTTTTGGAGATGGAGTATAATGTCTGGATTTGCTAAAGGTAAAAGAGCATTAGCTATTTCTGATAGATCAGGACAACAGTTTCCTTATAGAGAAATGGTTAAAGAATGGAATAATTCTTTTGTTCATTATTCTGAATACGAAAGAAAACATCCACAATTAGAACCAAAGCCACACGGAGCTGATCCACAAGGACTAAGAAACGCTAGACCTGCAAGAACAGAACCAGCAGTTGCTAGAGTTTTAAATTTAAACCCATTAATTTTAACTTTAGGTTCTTCTACAGTATCTGTTTATGAAGATAATCACGGAAGATCAACAGGAGATATTGTTGTATTTAGAAATGGAACGGGGTTGTATGGAATTCAAGCTAGTGATATAAATGATTCAAACGGTCATACAATAACTGTAACTGGAACAGATAATTATACTTGGGAAGCTGCAACTACAGCAACTCAAGCAGCTAGAATAGGAGGCGGTGAAATATCGGCAGGTCCGGTAACTTTAACACCATAATATGAATTACGGAGAACTACAAACACAGATAAGAAACTATACTGAAGTTGATAGTAATGGTCTAACTGATTCTACACTAGATCAAATAACTAAAAATACTGAAAATAGAATTTATAGAGAACTACAAATTGATGCATTTAGAGCTTATGCTACAGCTGCAATGACATCTGGAAATAGATATGTATCAACACCAACTAATTTAAGAAATATTAGATATGTTCAAATAACAGATTCTAGTAATGAACAAACTTTTTTAGAACAAAAGGATACTAGTTTTATGGCTGAGTATGATCCTACTCCATCTACTAGTTACGGTACCCCAAAATATTATGCAAATTGGGATAACGATACTTGGGTAGTAGCACCTACTCCAGCAGATAATTTTAATGTGACGATTGCTTATTATGTACAACCAGCAACGATTACCAGTACAACTTCAGCAACAAGTTATGTATCTACATTTGCTGAAGATATGTTATTATATGGATGTCTGGCAGAGACATATAAATACTTGAAAGGTCCTGCAGATATGATACAACTATACGAACAATCTTATCAAACAGCTAAACAGTCGTTTGGTGTAGAACAAACAGGTCGTAGAAGAAGAGATGAGTATACCGATGGCGTCGTGAGGGTTCCTTTACCTTCAGTCGATCCATCAAAATAGGAGGATAAATGGCAAACATAGTACCTGATAGTTTTAAACAAGAACTGTTTCTAGGAACTCACAACTTCAGCACTACGAGTGGTGATACATTTCAATTAGCTTTGTACACTACTGTAACTGGATTTACTGCTGCGGGAACAACAGTATACACTACAGATAATGAAACTAGTGGAACTGGTTATACAGCTGCGGGCGCAGAACTAACTAACACATCTGTTAGTGTTGCGGAAAACGTTGCCTTTGTTGACTTCAGTGATTTAACTTTTCAAACAGCTACAATCACTGCATCCGCTGCTTTAATCTACAACACTTCACAAGCAAACAAAGCAGTTGTGGTGTTAGATTTTGGTGGAGACAAAACTTCAACAAACGGCGATTTTACAATTCAGTTTCCAGACGCAAACTCTACAAGTGCGATTTTGAGAATATCGTAGTACAGTTTGCCATAATAAAAAATTATGGCTGATACGAGTTGGGGATTTAGTACCTGGGGTAATTTTACTTACGGCGGTCAAGCAATCAACGTTAATGTTGGTATTGGTAATGACGCTGGATGGGGAGCTGCGTCTTGGGGACAAAGAGAGTGGGATCAAAACGGTTTAGCTTTTCCAGATCAATTAACTATTCAATCACCTAACGATCAACCTTGGGGTTTAGATTCTTGGGGTGCTGATTCGTGGGGAGGAATTGGTGCTCAAGTAAATGTTTTTGGAACTGCAAATATAGTACCAGATTCTACAGAATTATCTTTTGAATTAGGTAATTTAACTTTTGAAGGAATAGCTAATTTTTCTGTAACCGGTAATCAATTATCTTTAACTTTAGATAATGCAACTGTTTTTGCAGATAATAATATTGAACTTACTACTAATTTATTACAAGCTCTTGTTCAATCACCAAATATAATTGCAGATTCTTTAACTGAAGCAGTTACTGGTGTTCAATTAAATTCTACAACAGGATCAGTAAACTTTAAGTTAGATGCACAGTTTACTCCTACAGGATCAGAGGTAACTGTTGGAACTACGCAACCAACTGTTGCTTTACCAACTATTATAAGATTAGATCCGGGCCCATCTGTTACTATAGAAATAGGAGATCCAGAATATAAATTAGATGCTAATTTTACAGCCATTGCATCTTCAGTTACTTTAAATTCAGGAACAATTACAGTATCTGCAGGAAATATAATTCAGCCTACAGGTAATGAATTAACCCCTGCATTAGGAACTTTAGGTTTTGAATCAAGATATTATGTAACTGGAAATGACCTTCCAACAGGTGTTGGAACCCTTGATTTTAGTACTCAACAAAGAATAATTCCTACAGCAAATGTCTTGACATTAGGCTCTGGTAGCCTTAGTATAACAATCTGGCAGCCGATTATACCTGGCGACAACCAATCGTGGACTCCTATAAATACTGGGGACGCGCAAACGTGGACACCACTATAAAAATATGATATTTAGGAGAACATATGGCTAGTACATTTTCAAATTTAGGTTTAATCCTACAAGCTACTGGAGAAAATTCAGGAACGTGGGGTGAAAGAACAAACGTAAACTTACAAAGATTAGATAATGCTGTTGGTGGAATTGCAAACATTGTTGTTACAGGTGCAACCACTTTAGCATATACATCAAATTCTGATACTACAACTTATACAGAAGAAGCAGGAAGATCTGCAACTTTAGTTTTTTCTGGAACAG